TCTTTCTTTTAGCGCAAATACAGATTTTCCGAGGTGAAAACGACATGACGAGCAAAAAAACGCCACGAAAGGCTCCGATCACCAGCGCATCCGAAGCGGTGGCGGTCATGCAGAGTGCGCAGAAGCAGATTTCACCGCCAAGCACTGTTCCGCTTGAGGATTGCGACCTGCCGTTCTTTGCAAACGTGCTGGAGGAGTTCGCACGCAGCGAGTGGACGGCTCACCAGTTGGAGTTGGCAGCGATGCTGGCGAGGACGATGGCTGATCTCAACATGGAGCAGCAAAGACTTCGCGTTGAAGGTTCGGTTTCATTTACGGAAAAGGGAACGCCTGTCGTCAATCCGCGCAAGACTGTGATCCAGATGCACGCCAGCACCATCTTGTCTTACCGTCGCAGCCTCGGCCTTCACGCGCGCGCGCAAGGAGGCGAGGCTAGAGACATTGGCAAGCGTCGAGACAGAACAAAGGCCATCGAAGATGGGGCCGACTTCCAAGACGATTTGCTTGCAAGGCCCAACTGATGACACGCGGCGAAAAGGTCTGCGCTTTTGTTGAGCGTTATTGCAAGGTTCCTGAAGGGAAGCACGTTGGCCAGCCTCTGAAGCTGATGGCGTTTCAGCGCAAATTCATCTTGGACATTTACGACAACAAGGTCGGGACCAGCCGCGCCTATTTGTCGGTCGGTCGCAAGAACGGCAAATCGGCTTTGATCGCCGCGATCTTGTTGGCCCATATCGTCGGCCCGGAGGCACGGCAGAACAGCCAAATCATCAGCGGCGCACGCAGTCGGGATCAGGCAAGCCTCGTTTTCAAGCTGGCCGAAAAGATGGTCAGGCTCTCGCCGGAACTTTCCAAGATCGTGCGGATCGTGCCGTCGCAGAAATCGCTGATCGGGCTGCCGATGAACGTGGAATACAAAGCCATCAGCGCGGAGGCTGGAACGGCCCATGGCCTTTCGCCTGTGCTGGCGATCTTGGACGAGGTGGGGCAGGTGCGCGGGCCGACCGATGCTTTTATCGAAGCCATCGAAACCGCACAGGGCGCGCATGACGATCCGCTCCTGATCGCCATCAGCACGCAGGCGGCGACGGACGGAGACCTATTCAGCATCTGGCTGGACGATGCCAAGAACGCCAAGGACAAGCGGATCGTGAGCCATGTCTACACCGCGCCGGAAGGCTGCGAGGTGATGGATCGCAGCGCATGGGCGGCGGCAAACCCAGCCTTGGGCGAATTCCGCAGCCTGACCGACATCGAGGACTTTGCCAAGCAAGCCGACCGCTTGCCCGCAAAGGAGAACAGCTTTCGCTGGCTGTTCCTAAATCAGCGCATTGAGGCGACCAGCCCGTTCCTGAACCGCAGCGAATGGGAGGCCAACGCCGAGGAACCAGAGGTCGAGACGGGCGCGCTGTGCTATGCTGGGCTTGACTTGTCGGCCAGCCGAGACTTGACGGCCTTCGTGATGGTCTTCCCGCAGGACGGCATCTACCACGTCGTTCCGCAGTTCTTCATGCCAGCGCAGGGCATCCGTGAGCGGGCCAAAGAAGACAAGGTGCCTTACGATGTCTGGGCAGAGCAAGGTTTCATCACGCTGATCGATGGCCCGGTCATCATTCCGGCCATTGTGGCGCAGGCGGTGGCAGACGCGGCTGACCAATACGACCTGCAACTGCTGGCCTATGACCGCTGGCGGATCAATGACTTTACGCGGGAACTGGACGCCATCGGTGTCAGCCTGCCGATGCAGCCGTTTGGTCAGGGCTTTAAGGACATGGCCCCGGCGGTCGACAAGCTGGAGCGGCTGGTGGCGGAACGCAAGATCAGGCATGGGGCGAACCCGGTGATGAACATGTGCGCCGCCAACGCGGTGGCAGAGCGCAGCCCAGCGGGCGACCGCAAGCTGACCAAGGCCAAATCATCTGGCCGGATCGACGGCGTGGTCGCCCTTGCTATGGCTCTTGGCGTTGAGTCGCACGATGCTGGAATCCCGCACTCGTCGCCGTGGGATGACCCTTCCTTTACGCTTAGCCTTTGATGTGTTATCTTTCCGCGAAACCGCGTTTATGGATCGGGTCTGATGGCTTTTTTTGATCGCTTCCGCAAAGCGGAAAACCGCAATCTGGAGAACCCGACCGCGCCTGTGTCTGCGAATGACTTCTTGCAGATCATGGGCTGGGGCGATCTTTACGCGTCCTCCGGCGTCACCGTCAACGTGGACACGGCGCTGGGCGTGCCTGCGGTCTGGGCGGCGGTCAACTTCATCGCTGGCACCATCGCGGGACTGCCGCTGCACGTTTACCGCAAGGACGAGGACGGCGGGCGATCAAAGGTTGACGGCGAGTTGTCGCTGATCCTGCACGACGTGATCAACGAGGACATGTCGTCTTTCGAGTGGCGCAAATACTCATTCGAGCAGGTTCTGACGGGCGGGCGTGCCGTTACCTACATCGAGCGCAACTCGTTGGGCCAGATCGTCAACCTGTATCCGCTGGACCCGACAAAGGTTCGCGTTGAGCGCCTCATCGATGGCCGCAAGATTTATCGGGTCAACGCCAAGGTCTATGAGGCCAGCGAGGTTCTCGACCTGCCGTTCATGCTGAAGGCCAACATGACGGACGCACGCGGGCCGATCTCGCAGAACAAAGACGCCATCGGGATGGCCATTGCGGCCAGCCGTTACGGCTCCAAGGCTTTCCAATCCGGCGGCATCCCGCCCGCCGTGCTGCAAGGGCCGTTCCAATCCGGCGCGGCTGCCAACCGGGCATCTGAGGACGTTGCTGCCACGACCTTGAAACTGGCAAAAGAAGGCCGCCCGATCATGGCGCTGCCTCTCGGCCATGAATTGAAGACCATCGGCTTCACACCCGAGAACATGCAGCTTCTGGAGTTGCAGCGGTTCAGCATCGAACAGATCGCCCGCATTTACTCGCTGCCGCCTGTGTTCTTGCAAGACCTGACCCACGGCACATTCAGCAACACGGAACAGCAGGATTTGCACTTCGTGAAGCACACCGTGAAGCGGTGGGTCGAGCAGTTCGAACAGGAGATGAACCTTAAGTTCTTCGGGCGCGGCTCTGATTTCTATGTGGAATTCAACGTGGACGGCCTCCTGCGCGGCGATCTGAAGTCGCGGATGGAGGCTTATGCCACGTCGATCCAAAACGGCATCCGCACGCCTAACGAGGTGCGCGCCATTGAGAACATGGAAGCCATGCCGAATGGCGACGATCTCTTGATCCAAGGCGCAACTGTTCCGCTGGGAAGCCAGCCCAACACGGGAGCGCCTAATGCCAGTGCCTAACGACGCGATGGCTGACGAGGCCCAGCGCGGCCTTGATTGGCGGCGTGAGTTCGGGCGCGGCGGCACCGAGGTTGGCATTGCCCGTGCGCGGGACATCTCAAACAAAGTTGACCTGTCGATGGACACGGTGCAGCGCATGGCCAGCTATTTTGCGCGGCATGAAGTTGACAAGGAAGCCGAAGGTTTCCGTCCCGGCGAAGATGGCTATCCGTCGAATGGCCGCATCGCGTGGGCGCTTTGGGGCGGTGATCCGGGTCAGTCTTGGGCCAACGGCATCCTTGAATCTGAGAATGACGAGCGCATTGAAAAGCGCCCTTATCCGGGAGAACATGCGGCACGCTTGCAAGACCCGGACAAATACGATGGCTTTGCCCGTGAGAATGATGCAGGCGGCGAAGGCGTTGATTTCATTTACGGCACGCTGCCTGATGGCGGCACTGAACTGCAAGCGATCCGCTTTGATGCTGATGAGTTCACAGTCGAGCAGGCCAAGAAATGGCTTGCTGATAACGGCTTTGAGCCGATTGAATTTGAGCCTGCTACAGGTTCTAGCGAAAGAAGCCAGATGGTGATACAATCGCCGGAACAAACGGGGCTTAACATGTCTGAAAAAGAAATCCGCCGTGGGGTTCCTGTCGAAATCCGCGAAGATGAAACGGGCGAAATCAAGGTTTCTGGTTATGCCGCCGTCTTCGGCGAGGAAACCAACATCGGTGGCATGTTCACCGAGATGATCGAGCGCGGGGCTTTCAAGGCGGCCATCAAGCGCGATGACGTGGTTTTCCTGATCAACCATGAAGGCTTGCCGCTGGCACGCACGCGGTCAGGCACTCTGACGCTGAAGGAAGACCAGCGCGGGCTTTACATGGAAGCCATGCTTGACCAATCCGACCCGGATGTCCGCAGCATCGTGCCGAAGATGAAACGCGGCGATCTGGACAAGATGTCGTTTGCTTTCCGCCCTGTTCGCCAAAAGTGGGACGACCGGGCAAACCCGCCGCGCCGCACGATCCAAGAGGCGCAGTTGTTTGATGTGTCCATCGTGACCACGCCAGCCTATGACGGCACCGAAATCGCTCTGCGGTCTTTGCAGGAACATCGTGAGGCAAAGGCCAAGTCTCAGGCCGCACGCCGCATGCGGATGAAGGCAACGCTGGCTGGCATTGAGTCCCGCAACGAATATCTTGTGCCGCCTGAGCCGCAGCCTGAGATCGTTTCTGGCAGTGTCAATGCGATCAACACCCAGAACGCCATCGACAATTGGAACCTCGGCCCAGAAGCCGCGTCTGATGAACCCGGCGCGAACCAAGAATACTGGGCAAAGATGGCTGATGTCTGGAGCATCAACGAGGCGGAAGCCCGTCGCCAGCTTTGCGCGAACTGCGAACACTTCAACAACACGCCTGAAATGCTCAAGGCGATGGAAGATATCCCGCGCAATGACTTCGACACCAACGCTGGCGGTCGCGGCTGGTGCGAGAAACTTGAATTTATCTGCCACAACCTGCGGTCCTGCCAAGCATGGGAACGTAAGGATTTTGAGGCTGAAGAATAACGGCGGTCTCCCGCTGTTGGCCCAAACCCCCAGCCCTTGGGCAAGGCACAATGTAGGAGGCCATCATGGCTGACGTGAAAGACCTGCGGGAGAAGATGGCGCGTATCGCCACGGAAGCCCGTTCCAAACTTGCAGAAGTGACGGACAAGACCGAAGAAGCCCGCGCCGCTGAAATCGAGCGCGAGTTTGACTCCATGATGGCTGAGCATGACCGCCTGTCGGGCGTTGCACAGCGCATGGAAAAAGCTGACGCGGCTATCCGCGCTGCTCACTCGGTTGACCTGTCGAAGCGCCCTGTCGCTGAGCGCACCTCGGCTCCTGCCGTGGACGCTGGCTTTGCCACTGACTACCGCTCGGCTTTCTATGCCATGATCGCCAACGGCGGCGTTGATGGTCTGGACGGCGAAGTGCGTCAGGTTCTGCGTAGCAACGAACTCCGCACGCAGACCGCAGGCACCAACTCGGCTGGCGGCTACACCGTCCCGACTGAACTGGCGACCTTCATTGAGAAGGCCATGATCGCCACTGGTCCGATGTACGACTCGAACCTGTTCACCGTGATCAACACCACGGCTGGCAACACGTTCAACATCCCGACCGTTGACGACACCACTGTCGCTGCCGAAGCCCACACGGAAGGCACCCAGCCGACCGACGACGGCGGCAAGGACGTGACCTTTGGCCAGAAGACCCTCGGCGCATATGCCTTCGACACCGAGTGGGTGCGTTGGTCGTATGAACTGGCAAACGACTCCATCCTGAACATGGAATCGCTGCTGGGTGAGCTGCTGGGTGAGCGCATGGGCCGCATCGCCAACTCGAAGCTGACCACTGGTTCGGGTTCGTCGGACGTTGAGGGCATCGTTACGACCTCCACGCTCGGCAAGACCGCAGCCGCGACCGCAGCCGTGACCGCCGACGAGATCATCGACCTGATTCACTCGGTCAACCCGGCTTACCGCTCGGCACCCAACACCGCCATCATGATGAACGACAGCACCCTCGCCGCTGTCCGTAAGCTGAAGGACGGTCAGGGCAACTACCTGTGGCAGATGGGCAACTATCAGGCTGGCGTCCCGCAGAACATTCTCGGCTACAACGTGGTCGTGAACCAAGCAATGGACTCGCTGGCTGCCGCCAAGAAGGTCATGCTGTTCGGCGACATGTCGAAGTTCTACGTCCGCAAGGTGGGCGGCCCGTCGCTGTTCGTGGCACGTGAGCGTTTTGCTCCCGACTACGGCATCCTCGGCTACATCCGCTTCGACGGCGTGCTGGCCAACACCGCTGCCGTCAAGCACCTGATCACTGCCGCTTCCTAAGGCCTGATCTGAAAACTGGGCGGGGCTTCGGTCCCGCCCGTCCCACAAAAGGAGGCCGACATGGCTAAGGTTCGTTTGCTCACTTCGATGGCTGGCATTGATTTCTCGCACAACAAGGGCGACGTGATTGATTGCAGCGATGAAGCCGCAGCACGTTACATTGAGGCAGGCATTGCCGAAGGTTTCGCTGATGTCGAAGCCAAGGTTGAACGCGCTGTCAAAAAGACCGCTGTTGAGAAAGCCGTGAAGGAATAACAGATGCTGTCTCCGCAGTTCTCCCTCGTCCGCGTCACCGCGCCAGCCGCCTTGCCCATCTCTGTGGCCGAGGCCAAGGCACAGATGCGCGTGGAGGGGAACGACGACGACACCATCATTGAGCGGCTGGTCAATGCCGCCGTGGCCTTCGTGGACGTGCAGGGCGTGCTTGGACGCGCAATGATCACGCAGACTTGGGGTGAGTGGCTTGCGCCAAACCCCAGCACTGTGATGCTCTCGCTTGGCCCGGTGCAGTCTGTTTCTGCCATCAAGTATTACGACATTGACGGCGTGTTGCAGACCGCAACGCTGGCCGACTTCAATGTCTTCGGCACGCCAAACCGGATTACGATCACGCCAAAGACGGGCAAGGCTTGGCCTGTCACGCAGACCCGCGATGATGCCATCAAGATCGAGTATGTGATCGGATATGGAGATGCGTCTACAAGCGTGCCGCAGACTGTTCGGCACGGGCTGATGATGCTGGTGGCGCACTGGTATGAAAACCGCGAGACGACGCAGGAAAAGCAGATGCAAGACCTGCCCTACGGCTTCATGGAAATGATGAACATCGAACGGAATTCTTGGTATGGCTAAGGCTGGCGCATTCGGTGAGCGTGCTACATTCCAGCGCCTCGATGCAGGCGCTGTTGATGCTTATGGCAACGTCTACACCGGGTGGTCGGAATACGGCGTGCGCTGGGCTGACATGCGTGAGCGGATCGGCAAAGAGATGATTGAGGGCGGCGCGCTGAACGACGTGGCGATGGCCACCATGCGCTGCCGTGGCGACACAATTACAAGAGCAATCACGGCTGCTGATCGCGTTGTCATCCGTGGCTACACTTGGGCCATCAAAAACGTGACGCACATCGACAGCAAGAACGCGGTGATTGAGTTCCTGCTTGAGCGCGGGGTGGCAGCGTGAAAGTTGCTGGCGCGTCTAAACTGGCAAAACAGTTGCGGGACGCTCCTGAAGCCGTCCACCGCAATGTTGTTAAGTCTATCAAGCTGAACACAGAGCAAGCGGCAAGGATGGCCCGCAGCCTTGTGCCAGTAAAGTCTGGCCAACTAAAAGGCTGGATATTTACTCAATACGGCGATGAAGGCATGATGGGTTCGGTCGAAGCCGCACCGCCAGCACGCGATGAGCAAATCAAAGCCAAGGCTGTTGAGTTTGGGCGCAAAAAAGGCAATCGCGGTGAAACAGCCGCGCAGCCTTACATCCGCACAGCGCAGAAATTGCAGGCTCCGAAGTTCAGCAGAAGCATCAAGTCTGCTATTCGGCGCGGCTTGAAGGAGGCGACAAATGGCTGACGGCTTTGCACTTGCGCTGCAAAAAGGTCTGCGGGCTGCGCTGGTAGCAAACGCTGGTGTGACTACGCTTGTGTCAACGCGGATTTATGACGAGCCGCCGCAGGGCGTCACGTTTCCATATCTGCGCTTTGGTGACATCACGCCCACCGCTGCCGATACGGACACTACTGTCGGCGTATCGGTCGATATCAGCCTTGAGGCCGAAAGCAGATCGGCGTCTGGCCGAGTCGAGGCGGTGCGGATTGTCGAGGCTGTGCAGGCTGCTTTGCATCGCCAAGAGACAAGCGTGACCGTCACCGGGTTCACGCTGGTCGAATTGATTTTCCAGACCCACAGTGTTACAAGAGACCCTGATGGCCGTGGCTATACGGCTGTGATCGTGCTTCGGGCATTGCTCGAGTGAGCCTAGCAACGGGCCTTGGGCAAGCCCTTTAAACGGAGGCCATCATGGCTAAACAACTTGGACGCGCCCTGCTCGTAAAGATTGGCGATGGCGCATCGCCGGAAGTCTTTGCGAACCTTTGCGGGCTGAACAGCAAGACCATGACGATCAACAACTCCATGATCGACGTGACCACCCCGGATTGCACCACTCCCGGCGGCGCACTGTGGACCGAAAACCTCGGCGGCCTGAAAAGCGTTTCGATTTCTGGCGACGGCTTCTTTGAAGACAGCGCCACCGAAGCACGCATGAACACCGTCGCAATGCAGGCGGACGCCAAAGCCAACTTTACCGTCACCGTTCCGGCTTTCGGCACCTATGCTGGCGCTTTCTACATCGAGTCGCTGGAATTTGGCGGCGAGACTGAAGGCGGCGTGACCTACTCTGTCACGCTGTCCAGCACTGGCGCAGTCACGTTCACGGCTGCCTAATGAGCATCACGGCAGAAGCGCCGCGTGGGGGTGTCGTCGAATACATCGGCGGCACCTCTTACGTTTTCCTGCTCCGCAATCGTGAGATTGAGCGGTTTGAGGACAAGCACCGAGGCATCTTTGATTTCTGGGATGGCGTCTTTGGCCGTGGCAAGAAGCCGACCAGCACTGAGGTAAAAGACCTTTTGGCATTGGGGCTTGTCGGCGGCGGCATGAAAGACGCAGAGGCCGACAAGGTGTTGTCGTCGGCAACGCCTGCTGACCTTTTGCGGCTTTACCAGATCGCGCAGGCCGTCCTCGGCATCGCCTTCATGCCAGACACGGCGGAAGAAATCGAAAAAGCCTCAAAAAAAAAGCCACTAGAGGACCAAGAATTGACCGCCTTAACGTCAGAGGCATGATCAAGAACGGTATTGTGATCGGCTTACGCCCTGAAGAAATCCGTGATATGATCCCGAAAGACGCTTGGCTTGTTTTCCAAGGCTGGCATGATGCACATGCGCCGAAGAAGCCCGGTGATGACGCGATGACAGCGGAGCAGTTCCGCGAACTTGTGAGGCAGGTTGATGGCAATTAGTGCTGAACAGCTAAACATCATCTTGGCCGCCAAGGACAAAGAGTTTGCCAAAGCTATGGCGGCAAACTCGCGGCGCATTGAAAAGTTCGCGCAAAAGGCCAACAAAGACTTATCTGGCGCTGGAGACATGTTCGGCAAGCTGGCTGTCGCAGCGCAAGGCTTAGCCGCCGTGGCTGTTTTTCAACAGCTTGCCACGTCGGTCAAAGCCGCTGCTGATCGCATGGGCGATCTTGCTGATGCGGCAGACTCGATTGGCATCACAACAACGGCTTTGCAGGAATTGCGATACGCGGCTCAAATGAGCGGCATTCAGCAAGATACCTTGCAGCAGGCGCTTGTCGTTCTTTCAAAGAACCTTGGCGATGCAGCAGGCGGCGGCAGCGCGGCCAAGGACTCATTGCAGGCTCTTGGCCTGTCCGCAACTGATCTTGCATCTGTTCCATTGCCTAATGCTTTGGAAATGATCGCCAACAAAATTGCTGCCGTCGAAAACCCAATGCAGCGCGCAACACTTGCCGCAGATCTGTTTGGCAAATCCGGCGTCAAGATGATCAACATGCTTTCTGAGGGTTCTGATGGACTCGCAAAAATGCGTGAAGAAGCGCAGTCCTTGGGCGTGGTGATTGATGAAGACATCATTCGGCAAGCTGCCGAGGCTGGCGACAAGCTGGATGCGATGTCTTCTGTGATTTCTGCCAACCTTAGCGTTGCGCTGATCAATCTTGCGCCGATCCTGATTGAAACTGCGCAGGCCATTGCAGGGCTTACGGCTGCTGCAAACGACTTCCTGTTCGGGCAGATGAACGCTGATCGGGCATTCGTTTCTGCGACCGAATATGCAAAAGGCTTGAAGGGCGAGGTTCAAGAAGTAGCCGACGCTTATTCTGAGGTCGGAAAAACTCAGGCCGCTCTTGCTAGGGTTAGAGATTATGAGGCGAATGTTGCAAGCATTCCTGACTCGTCAATCCTCGCAAATGCCGAGGCGGCTGCTGAAGCTGCAAAGGCAAACCTTGTCGCTGTGACAAATGCTCACAAAGACCAAACCGAAGTCATCGAACTAGAAACCATTGTCATTGAGGACAATACGAAGGCTCAGGGCAGATCAACTGCCGCCCGCGAAAAATCTAAAGCTGCTTTGGAAGCCTACAAAGCGCAGGTTGAAGCCCTTGGCCTGACGCTTACAGAATTTGAGAGCATCTCATCGACTATTCAGTCGTCTATGGAAGATGCCTTTATGGGCATTGTCGATGGAACTATGAGTGCGAAGGACGCCTTTAGGTCTATGGCCGCAGACATCATCAAGGAACTGTATCGGGTTCTGGTAGTGCAGCGCCTTGTCGGCTCTTTCGCAACCGCGACTACAGGTGGCTCTGGTATCCTTGGCGCAATTGGAGGCGCACTTGGTATCACTGGCAGCGCATCAGGCGGCGCGCTTATGGCTGGCCAGCCTTCTGTTGTCGGCGAGCATGGTCGCGAGTTGTTTGTGCCTTCTAGCGCAGGCCGCGTGCTGTCTGTCCCGCAAGCAAAGGCGGCAGTCAACGGCGGCGGCGGGGTGACTGTCGTTCAGAACATCAACGTCTCCACGGGCGTGCAACAGACCGTCCGGGCCGAGATCAAATCGCTGATGCCGCAGATTGCGGACAGCGCCAAGGCTGCCGTGTTTGATGCACAGCGGCGCAGCGTCAATGGGATGGGCTTCGCATGACAACTTATCCTCTCAGCTTCCCATCTCATACAGGTGTTCGCAACGTGGAACTGCGAGCGGTCAACGCAGTTATTTATGAGATGTCGCCATTTACTTTCTCGGGCCAAGCGCAGGCCAGCGCAGGGCAGATGTGGCAGGCAGACGTGACATTGCCGCCCATGAAGCGTGCAGATGCCGCAATATGGATTGCTTGGCTTGTCAGCCTGCGCGGTCGCTTTGGCACGTTCACGATGGGAGACTCCAGAAGCTGCGTCCCGCAAGGAGCCATTGGTGGCACGCCCAGAGTGAACGGTGGCAGCCAGACAGGCGAAGAACTGAACATCGACGGCTGCACGGCTGATGTCACCGATTGGCTCAAGGCTGGCGATTACATCCAGCTTGGCGCAGCCGGAACGGCAACGCTGCACAAGGTGTTGGAGGACGTGAACACCAACGGCAGCGGAGAGGCCACGCTTTCGCTCTGGCCGCACATCCGCACGGCTCCGGCTGACAATGCCACCGTCACGGTCACCAATGCCGTTGGCCGCTTCAGGCTGGCCTCCAATGAGACGGCATGGTCGATCAACGAGGCATCGATCTACGGGATCAGCTTCAGCGCTATGGAGGCCATCGGATGAGCCGCACACTTCCGGCAGGCATGGCGGCTGCGCTGGCTGGCGAAAGCGTCACGCTTTTCTATGCGGTTGAACTGCTGTTCGACAGCGGGGCGATCCGCATTTGGACAGGCTTTGGCGACAAGACCATCAACAGCGAAACCTACACGGGCGCTGGATATCTGCTGAACATCGACGGCATCGCGGAAGTCGCCGATCTGACGGCATCAGGCATCACAATCACGCTCTCAGGCATCAGTTCCAGCATCATCTCGCTGGCCTTGCAGGAGAACTATCAGGGCCGCGTGGCCCGCGTCTATTTCGGCGTGGAAGGCGTCTCTGGTGCGCTGGAGGTCTTCAGCGGATTCATGGACGTGATGACCATCGAACACAGCGGCGAGAGCATGAGAGTGACCCTCAGCGTTGAGAGCAAGCTCGTCACGCTGCAAAGGCCGAATACGCGCAGATACACCTCAGCGAACCACAAGATCAGGTATCCCAGCGACACCTTCTTCGATCATGTCACCAAGCTGCAAGACAAAGAGATCGTATGGGGCCGGAAAGCCTAATCAGCTATGTGAAGGCACAGCGCGGGCGCAAGTTTGTCCTGGGCGAACATGACTGCTTCACATTCACAAACGGGGCTTGGCGGGTGATGCACGGCGCTGGCTATGCTGACCACTTCATCGGCAAATACGCCGACCTCGGGCCGAAGCAGTTTGCCAAGCTGATGCAGGATAGTTTCGGTCATTGCAGCATGGTTGACGCGCTTGATGCTGGCATGAGCCGGGTCGATGGATTTCCTCCGAGGGGATCGCTTGTTGTGACGAAATCTGCTAGGCCATACTTCACGGGCTATGCCTTGGGGATTGCGATGGGGATCAACGCTGTATTTCTCGGCGATGACACTGTAGAATACATCCCAATCGAGATGATTGATGGAGCGTGGGTCAAATGCCGCAGGTAGTCGCAGCCGTCGTTGCCGCAGCCATTCCGGCCACCGCCGCGACGGCAATTACTGTTTTCGGCACATCTATCACTTTTGCCAGCATCATCGGCTATGTCGGATATACGGCCCTGACCACGGCTGCGCTCCGCAAATTATCAGCCCCAAGCGGGCTTGAGAACAAAGGCACGCTGCTGAATATCAGAGAGCCAGCCGCCCCTCAGGAATATGTCTATGGAGAAGTGCGCAAGGGCGGCGTCCTGACCTACATCGACGAAACCGGGACCGACAACAAATTCCTGCATATGATAATCACGCTGGCGGGCCATGAGGTCGAGGAAATCGGCGATATCTACATCAACGATGAGATCGTCACTATCGATGGGTCTGGCTTTGTCACTGGCACGCGCTGGAAAAGCAAGATCAGGATCATCAAGCGCGACGGCTCCCAGACGACAGCCGACGCAACGATGGTTTCAGATGCTGGCGTGCCTTCAACGTTTATCGGATATGGCATCGCTCATCTTTATGTCCGCCTGGAATATGATGCCGACGTGTTCGGCGGTGGCATCCCGACGTTCACGGCTGTCGTGAAGGGCAAGAAGGTCTATGACCCGAGGACAGCCACGACGGCCTACAGCGCCAACGCGGCTCTCTGCATCCGCGACTACATCACCTCCGCATATGGCCTGAGCGACAGCACGGTGAACGACACGTTCTTCTCTGCGGCTGCCAATGACTGCGACGACAACATCCCACTAAAAAGCGGCACTCAGGACCGCTACACCATCAACGGCGTTATCAGGGCAGACTCGACAGTTGGCTCTGCGCTGTCCGACATGATGCAGTCTTGCAATGGTGCGCTCTACTATTCTGGCGGGGAATGGAAGCTGCGGGTCGGCGTCTATGAAGCGCCCGTCAAATCCTTCACGCTTGATGATCTCCGCAGCAGTATCACGCTGCCGACCAAAATGTCCCGGCGAGATAACTTTAACCGGGTCGTCGGCAGCTTCGTCAATGCCAGCGCGGATTGGATCGAAGCCGATTACCCAACAGTCAGCAGCAGCTTCTTCCTGAACACCGAAGACAACGGCATCGAAAATGTCATGGACCTGCCGCTGCCGATGGTGACCAATGGCGCAAGGGCGCAGCGGATCGCCAAGCAGGCTCTTTTCCGATCCCGTGAGCAGATGACGATCTCGGCAGAGTTCGGGCTGTCCGCGCTTTCGCTTGAGGTCGGCGACATCATCGATCTGACCGTTGCCGAGTATGGCTTCACGAATAAAGAGTTCGAGGTCAAATCTTGGAAGCTGCTGATCTCTGAGGCTGGCGGCGTCCGCGTTGGCTTGGTGCTGCGCGAGACCAGCCAAGAGGCATTCGCATGGGATGCCGAAGAAGAAGAACTCGCTGCAAACAACTCCAACCTGCCAGCGTACTATGAGGTGGGCGGCGTTGGCGTCACGATCAACGGGGAATTGCGGCTGGTCAACGAGCAGGTTGTCGGCGCGCTCCTTATCACGGTGACATCAAGTGCTGAAAACATCGACCAGTTTGAAGTGCAGTATCGCAAATACGGTGCAACAGCATGGAAATCGCTTGGACGATCCACCTCGAATGAATTTGAGGCGGTTGGCGTGTCTGACGGCGCTTTTGATGTTAGGGCGCGTGGCATCAACGCCCTTGGCATCCGTGGTGATTGGACCACCGTGTCCAACTTTTACGTCAGCATCTTCGCGGCCCTGCCGCAGGATGTAGAGGACTTTTCGGCCAACGTGGTCGGTAACAGCTTGCACCTGACATGGACGCCATCGCCTGACCTTGATCTGTCGCATTACAAAATCCGCTACGCGAGGGCGACATCGGGCGCGTCTTATCAAAACGCCATCGACATGGTGGACAAGGTTTCTCGTCCAGCGAACAGCGTTGTGATCCCGGCCAAGACAGGCACATACTTCATCAAGGCCGTGGACAAGCTGGGCAATCTCAGCGCCAATCCGTCCAGCATCGTTGTCGTGACCAATGTGTCTGACATTGACTCTCTGAACGTGGTTGAGACCCGTCAGGAAGATCCATCATTCAGCGGCACAAAGTCATCGGTTGTAGTCACCAGCGACGACTATGGCACTTATCTGACGCTTGATACCAGCCTGCTGTTTGATGACTATATCAGCGATTTCGATGAGGGCCTCGGGCTGTTCGACGGCGGCGGCGGATCGGTCGCAACGTCCGGCATCTATTATTTTGACAACTATGTCGATCTCGGTGCGAAATATGTGAGTCGGGTCAAAACCGACATTGATGTCGATTTCCTTGATTATGTGAACACGTTTGACGATGCTGGCGGAACTTTCGACTTCCGCGAAGGCGTATTCGACGGAGACCCGAGCCAGTTCGACACGGTATCAGTCCGCACGCAGATGGCTTACACCGACGACGATCCCAGCGCATCACCCACATGGTCGGCTTGGAGAAACTTTGTCGTTGGTGACATTGCTGCCCGTGCTATCAAGTTCCGCGCCATCCTGACGAGTAAGGCTGGAGACGATGACTTCGTGGGTGCCACCGCTGCGCCTGCTGTTCGCGGGCTTAAAGCCATCGTTGACATGCCGGATCGCGTTGAGAGCGCCAGCGACATAACTTACACAGGAACATACGCGGTCACGTTCCCGGCGGCATTCAAGGTAACTCCCGCCATCGGGGTTTCTGTGTCGTTGGCAAACGGTGATCGCTATGTTATTTCTGGAAAGAGCAGAACAGGCTTTACGATCACGACCTATACGGGCGGATCGGTAAGCACCAACCCAGCGACATTTGACTATGTTGCGAAAGGCTATGGTAAGGGACTGACATGAGCCAGCATGATTTCGACATCGCCAACCAAGGTTTCGCCGCCTTCCGAGCCGATCTGAACAATGCTCTCAAGGCGCTTGGATCGGTTTCGTCTGGATCGGCAGAACCAGCTACGACTTATGCCAACCAGCTTTGGTATGAGACGGACGCCAATATCCTGCACATTCGGAACGAAGCGAACAGTGCTTGGCTTGATCTGATGGTGATTAACCAAACCACTGGTTCGCCATCGTTTACGGCTGGCAACGTGGGGATCGGGACGACTGCGCCTGCTCAAATGCTGCATCTGTCTGGCACCATTCCAGACATTCAATACACGGACACGACAGGCAATGAATGGCGCGTTGGAAACAACAACGGTGTCTTCCGCTTCTATGACGTGACCGCAGCCGCAGAACGTATGCGTATCGACTCCTCGGGCAACGTGGGGATTGGGACGAGTTCGCCTGCAGCCCAGCTTCACGTCTCTGGGACCACCAACACTATCGCTTCGTTCACTGCTTCTATCTCCGGCACCACGATGACTGTCACGGCAGTGGCCTCTGGAACGCTGGCTGTTGGTGATATTGTCTACGGCGGGAGCGTATCCCCGATTACCAAGATCACTGCCTTGGGTACTGGTACTGGTGGTACTGGAACATACACTGTCAGTGTGTCTCAGACTCGGGGTTCGACCTCGCTCTTCACTGGTTCAGGGACAGCTGCGACGATCAGAATTTCCGATACGGATACTACAGCTCAATTGGGTCAGTCTTCTGGTACCATTGAGTTCTTTGGTACTGACATTACCTCGCCGGGGGCTGGTGTTAGTGCCTACATTTCTGCTGTTGGAGAAAGCTCCTCACCTGACACCGCGTTGACCTTTGGTACCAGAGACGCCGCTGGTGGTGGGGTTGATGCTAACGAGCGTATGAGGATTACCTCTGATGGCGATCTGCTTGTTGGCAAGACTGCTACCAACGCTGACAGCGTCGGGTGTGAACTTAGGGCAGATGGGGTAATTACCGGAACTGCAAGTGGTGGTTCCGTAGCTTTCTTTAACCGCACGACAAGTGATGGTGGCGTTGTCTCTATCAAAAAAGACGCTACTACGGTGGGGAGTCTTGGAACTACAACAAGTTCTTTTTGGATTACGGCAGTGCAGGAAAATAGGGGCGTTAAACTTGTTAGTGATGACCTTAGACCGACTATTGGAACTGGGGCTGACTCTGATAACTCAATGGACTTGGGAGACCTTACGGTTCGTTGGGATGATGTTTACGCCACCAACGGCACGATCCAAACTTCCGACCGCAACGAGAAGCAGGACATTCGTGACATCACCGAAGCTGAAACTCGTGTCGCACAGGCCTGCAAGGGTCTTCTAAAGGCATATCGCTGGAAAGATGCTGTCGCTGAAAAGGGTGAGGAAGCCCGTATTCACTTCGGTATCATCGCGCAGGACTTGCAGGATGCTTTCGCTGCTGAAGGCCTTGATGCTGGGCGCTACGCCATGTTTATCAGAGGCACTTGGTGGGAACTTGACGGCAAGATTTACGAGACCGCAGAAGAAGCACCTGAAGGTGCAACTGAACGCACTCGCTTGGGCGTCCGCTACCCTGAACTTCTCGCCTTCATCATCGCGGCAATGTGATGACCACCGAGATGCTCTGGAGCCTCGGTCTTAGCGCAGCACTCGGCCTGATCGGCTGGGTGCTGAAGAACCACGTCGAGGAAGTGAAGCGGCTTCAAATCCTGCTGAACAGGACGCGGGAGGAGGTAGCCAAAGACTACGTTACGCGGGCCGACATGCAGACAGATATGAATCGTGTCATTGCTAGACTGGATGCGCTCGACAACAAGATTGACGCTCTATTGAGGAGCCTTGCCAAATGAAGATCAACCGAGCAACCGTCGATCTGGTCAAAGAGTTCGAGGGCTTCAGCGCGAAGGCCTATAAATGCCCTGCTGGCATCTGGACCATCGGCTATGGCACCACTGCCAGCGCAGGCGTCGGCATCACTCCGAAAGAGGGCATGACGATCACGCGCAACGATGCTGAAGGCTACCTGCACGGTGCCTTAGAAAAGTTCGCCAGCCAGATAGAAGATGCCATCACAGCCCCGATCAATGAAAATGAGTTTGGGGCTTTTGTGTCTCTGGCCTACAACATCGGGCCGGGTGCGTTCCGCAAGTCATCCGCCCTGCGCCTGTTTAATGAGGGCGACAAGGCAAAGGCTGCCAACGCGCTGCTCCTCTGGAACAAGGCGGGCGGCAAGGTTCTGAAGGGTCTGACACGCCGCCGTGAGGCAGAGCGCAAGCTGTTCCTGACGCCGGTCGGCGGACAGTTCGAGGGCCGCACAAGCGTGGCTCAATCGACCACCATGCAGGCATCCGCCGTGCAAATCGCGTCCGGCGCTGGCGCTGGCATTGCGGCTCTCGGCGCGCTGAACGGGACCGCGCAGATCGTCGCCTTGGTGTTCGCGGGCGTTGTGGTGTTGGCGGCTCTCTGGATCATGCGTGAGCGCATTAAGAAGTGGTCGGAGGGGATCAGATGATCTTCGCCCGACTGAAGCTGTGGGCGATGGGGCTCGGCCTCGTCGTGGCCGCGCTGGCAGCAAGCTGGTTTGGCGGCAGAAAGTCGGCCCAGGCTGACGCCAAGCAAGAGGAGCTTGAAAGCTATGTCGAAACGCGAAAGCGCATGGACGAGATTGGCCGCATGTCTGATGCTGATGCTGCCCGTGAGTGGCTGCGTGAGCGCGGCAAACACTGATGCGATCTGCGCCGGGACCGAAGCGGCGCGGACGGATCATGCGGCGGCATTGGCGCACGATGGTGGGGATCTTTCGGTTATCACGGGCGCGCATCTGATCCGCTTGGTTGACGCGGGCTGCGGCCATGACACCTAGACAGCAAGAGGCCGTTGAGGCGTTTAAGCGCACGGGCAACGTGGCCGAGGCTGCGCGTGAGATTGGCATAAATCGGCGCGACATGCAGAGGATGTTAAACCGTGCCGGGTTCACGTCTGATGTCCGGGAAGATTACCGGGTAGACCCAGCCATCGCCGACAGCATGGCAGCGGTCGGCACCAACATGATGCCGTCGCTGGCATGGGTGAAGGTTCCGGCCAAAGACGATGAGCCGGGCTATTCCGTGATGCTGCGGCCCGATGGCGAGCCGCCAGAGGCCGTCGCAGAGCGCATAAGAGAGGCGCTGGAGGGCATGGTGCCTGCCGAGCCTGTGGTGGCCCCAGAAAACGTCATGGCCGATCTGTGCGCCGTCTATCCGCTCATGGACGCGCACGTTGGCATGTTGGCTTGGGGACGCGAGACGGGAGCGCAGGATTATGATCTGGCGCACGCGGCCAAAGACATGCGGCACGCCTTTGCCAAGGTGCTGGCCATGACGCCAGCGGCTCATCAGGCCGTCCTCCTGATCGGCGGCGACTACTTCCACAGCGACGACACGCGGGCCGAAACGCCAGCCAACCGCCACAAGCTGGACGTGGACGGGCGCTTCTTTAAGGTGTTGGATGTCGGCATCGGGATCATCGCGGAGACGGTTCATCAGCTTTTGCAAAAGCACGCCAGAGTGCTGGTGCGCGTCCTGCGCGGCAACCATGACCCGCACTCCAGCATGACGCTGAACTTTGCGCTGGCAGAGCGATATCGCAACGAGCCTCGTATCATGGTCGAGAAAGAGCCACGCGACCTTTTCATGATGCAATGGGGCAAGTGCGCGATCTTCGCCCACCACGGCGACAAAGGTAAGCCGCAGCAGATGGCGCTGTATCTGTCAGATGTCTGCACCTTCTGGTCGCAGACACGCCACCGCCATTACCTGACAGGTCACGTCCACCACGATCAGGCCAAAGACCTCGGGCCGCTGCGGTTCGAAAGCCTGCGCGCCTTCTGCCCGCCTGATGCTTATGCTGCTGGCATGGGCTATGGCGCGAGGCGTGCTTTGCAGTCGATCACCTTTCACAAGCAGGACGGGCTGGTGTTGCGTGCGCTGGATCCGATTGACCGAGATGAAAGATAAGCTGCCCATCGCATCATGGCGCGTCACCCGCGATGGCCTTATGGTGTCGGTTTGCCAGTATCACGGCGTGATACCTTTCGCCCAATTCGGCGGCCTTGTGCTGGCTCTGGTCAGCAGAATGAAGGATCGCGAGGGGCGCGATGGTGATGATAAGCCGTAGCGCGAACCTGATCTTCGACCAACACAAAGCCTGTGTGCGCCCCTCACTTGCATTAACTATCTGATTGCCACGGTGGCTGGCAAGCCTCTGCCTCGCTTTTGATGCGATTGATTTCTTCGAGATTGCCTTGGCACATATATTCGATCAGCGAAAGCTGATCCCGCGTGACCCACCACGCAGGCAACTTGACGTAGCCTGCCAGCCTCAATGCTCTCGCGCCGGGGCTGTTGCTGACTTCACGGGGCATCGTTGGCTCTCATATCAAACCCTCGTCAATCATGCGGGCGGCGTTCAGCACCACCATCGTTCGCTTATGCCTGTCCGCCTTGCTCTTGGCTGGGCGCATGAAGGCGTTGATGAAGTCCGCGTTGTGAGGATCAACGACCACGGCAGAAAGTTTGAGGCAGTCCGGGCATTGGAAGTGGGCGGTGTCCACTGGTGCCACTGCCACCCAATCCTTGCCGCACTCAAAGCAGGCGACATAGCTGGTCTGGTGCGGTCGGTGGTCGTCTAGGTTGATGATGTTGTCACTCATCCGTTCTCTCCCTCAATCTCGGCCAGCGTGGTGCGGGCTACGTCACCTTGGCTGGATGGGTCATCATACCATTTCAAAGCCTCCACCGCCTTCGCCAGCTTGGCTTCCAGATCACGCACAGCCTGCGTCCCGATCCTGTCACACTCGGCATAGGCGTCCCGGTATTTCTCACAGTTCGCCAGCTTGGCCTTGAGTTCTGCGTAGTAGATGTTCTTTGACGCATCATCCTTGATGGCGGCTTCTGCGAGAGACTTCCACTCATCCCTCTCCTTCTCCAACTCCTCCGCATAAGCCTCGGCTTCCTTGGCGTCAGCACGGGCGGCTTCGAGTTGCTCGCTCAGGGCTTCGATGTGCTTCGTTACCGTGGCAAGAGCCTCAGCGCTGTCGCACTGGCAGTCTGGGTCATGCAGACCACGGCCTTTGTATGCCTCGTGGCAGCGGCATCGAACCACGTCGCCAAGTTCTGCCAGAGCCTGCTTCAGTTCTTCGTCAGTCATGGCTTCTCTCCTTTATAGCGCGCTTCAGATCAGCCACGTCTTTACGAAGAGCGGCAAGTTGGTCCCCAATGGTTTCAGGCCCTTCCCGGCACTGACATTCCGCATGATCGCCATAAATCGTGCGGTTCCAGCATCCCGGCACCAGAAACTTTCCGTTCGGAACGTCTTTGTCATAGACCCAGCGGCAACGTGTCATTCCTGACACTCTATTTTGATATCTGCGATGGCGGTGCGAAGCGCGCGGATGTG